TTTTGCTTGAGTATTCCCTGACAAACAGAAAAAGTTTTGGGAACAAGTTTTTCTTGGATTTCAGGGAAAAAATCACTTGTTCCAACGTAAAAGCGGCTTTTCGTATTTTGCTTGAGTATTCCCTGACAAACAGAAAAAGTTTTGGGAACAAGTTTTTCTTGGATTTCAGGGAAAAAATCACTTGTTCCAACGTAAAAGCGGCTTTTCGTATTTTGCTTGAGTATTCCCTGACGGTCACGTGACAAACAGAAAAAGTTTTGGGAACAAGTTTTTCTTGGATTTTTGGGAAAAATTCACTTGTTCCAACGTCAGTGCGGCTTTTCGTATTTTGCTTGAGTATTCCTTGACAAACAGAAAAAGTTTTGGGAACAAGTTTTTCTTGGATTCCACGGAAAAAATCACTTGTTCCAACTTCCGTGCGGCTTTTCGTATTTTGCTCGAGTATTCCCTGACAAATCACGTGACAAACAGGAAAAGTTTTGGGAAAACACTGTTTTGTGTGTTTGACGTACCGGATTTCCTAAAGTTTGTGAAAACATTGTTTCTTTGTGTGACACACCGGATTTCCTAAAGTTTGTGAAAACATTGTTTCTTTGTGTGACACACTGGATTTCCTAAAGTTTGTGAAAACATTGTTTCTTTGTGTGACACACCGGATTTCAGAGCAAAAAGTGTAAACGTTTTGCAACATTTCCAGAGCAAAAAAGTGTAAACGTTTTGCAACATTTCCAGAGAAAAAAGTGCAAAAAAGTGTAAACGTTTTGCAACATTTCCAGAGCAAAAAGTGTAAACGATTTGCAACATTTCCAGAGCAAAAAGTGTAAACGTTTTGCAATATTTCCAGAGCAAAAAAAAGTGCAAAAAAGTGTAAAGTTTTGCAACATTTCCAGAGCAAAAAGTGTAAAGTTTTGCAACATTTCCAGAGCAAAAAGTGTAAAGTTTTGCAACATTTCCAGAGCAAAAAGTGTAAACGTTTTGCAACATTTCCTTAGCAAAAAAGTGTAAACGTTTTGCTTCAAGTTTCCAACGTTTTCCTCGCCGTTTGCTACGCGTTATCGTTGTTGTCATGACAATTTCTGTGGCTATTTTCCGTAGTGATGACAATTTCTGTAGCTATTTTCCGTAGTCATGACAATTTCTGTGGCTATTTTCCGTAGTCATGACAATTTCTGTGGCTATTTCCCGTTGTCATGACAATTTTTGTTGGGTTTTTGCATTGTCATGACGATTTCGATCCACAACTGCGTATAAAATGGTCCGCATTTTCGCTACCATACTCATAACCATGCCTGCTCCAGTCATTTCTACTCCGCCAGCTGCTTTTATGGCTTCGACTGCTTTAGCTCCTTTTTCGGCTGGAGCCATGATGTCGACGACGACGTTTTCATCGTTGACATCTTGCGATTGCTGTCCTTATTTAAATTCTTTGGGTGAGTTTACTGTTGTTTTGCTGCTATGTTGAACTTTTACTTATCTGTGTGTATCTGTGTGTATGTGTGTGTGTGTAGGGTTTTCGCGATTTCGTTCCCCTTTTTTCAAGTATTTCATGTCGGTGGACAATCGAGCGAAAACCATCGACTCGTCCGCCGCCTCGTGTGGCTTCTATCAATCACATTCTGCTTACGTAGTTTTTAATTGCTTGAAATGTCTCAAATCCCAATTGCAATGTCTCTATATATTTCCCTATAAATCGACGCCCATCTTTTTTAAAGTCTGCAACTGCGGCATGACGGGAATTTCGACGCAGATTGTAGGTGAAATGTTTATGATGGAATCATTCGGTGCCATGTTGCAAGCCACCGTGAAAGACATTTGGATCCAGAAATTATGTATTTACTGTGGCAACGTTGACTCTCATTCGTCGAGTTGTATTTTTTACCAACACGTGCCAGGTAAAAAGTCTCGCTCGACGTGCGTCGTTTGTTTCGAAGCCGCCACCATTCTTTTTCCCTGCAAACATGTCGTTTGTTGTCCCAATTGTGCTCTAAATGTCGACCACTGTCCGCTCTGTCGCCAACCTGCTGATTATTTTAAAATTTTAACTTTTTAGCCTATCCGATGCAGATGAATCATCCGGCGTGGGCCAAATTTGAATTGCGCTTCATCTCTTATAACAGAGATCCCAATTATTTGCATTTAGCTTCTAAAGGCTTTTTTCGTCACGCTTCGTGCAACGAAAACGTTTGCTTTGTCTGCAACTCTATCGATGAACACGCCCTTTTTTGTCCTCTGCACGACCAACGTACGCGAATCTCGGTGAATGACGCCACTCTTTGCGACGAATGTCCCAACACTGCAGACACCGTTCTCCTACCGTGCGGATGTTCGTTTCTCTGCGCCACCTGCGCTTGTCAGTACGGCATCTGCCCTCGCTGCAATACCAATATTACCGCTTTTGTTACGGTTTTTTTGAACGATGAATGAAAATTTTTTTTCTCAATAAACGAGTTGCATCATGAATACTATTTACTGCTTTTCTCTCGATAAAATGTTTGCTTCTTTTTTTAATAATGTCGCTACAGCCATTAACAGTCTAACTAATAAAGATTTTGAGTACTTTTGGAAACGCGGTCTCTATCGCCTAGTTCCTCTCACCAAGGGAGGCTTTGGAGCCATTTACGAATTAGAAATCAACGGTCACAAGGTGGTAGACCGCAAACAAGCTGATGTCATCGTCAAAATGAACAATAACGGTTTCAAACAATCGGCTCTTTTGTTTGAAGGCGTTTGGTTGCTCGACTTTGATTTGGCTGAAATTTATTTTTGCCCATTCATTTCCTATTTGAACAAAATGAAAGTCTGTCCTTTTCTCTGCAACTACATCAGTGCCAACATTGTCGACAAAGATTACGTTCTCTTCATAGAACGCTACTCGTATGAAGTCATGACTTTTTTACCGCATCTCACCGTCGACTACGTCATTCAATTTCTTTTCCAGTTAACCTATTCTTTTTACATTATCAAGCAATATTTGGGAATGGTACACTTTGATGTTCATTTACGTAACGTGATGGTGGCCAAATCGACGTCGTCATTTCTTTTGGCCGACGCCAATAAAAAACGAGGCATTTATCTGCCTCACATGGCATATGAAGCGAGGTTGATCGACTTTGGATTTTGCACCATGGATTTGCGACACAGTATCGATCCTCATTTGAGAGGCGATTTCCAGTGTGCGCCGCACAATTTCAGTCGAACACCAGCCATATCGGAACTCTTCAAGACAACTAGAGACACTCGCTCTAAACTGCTCACTGTAGAAATACAATATTTCTGTTTACATCTCTATCAGATTATCGCTCGTCAAGCACCTCAGCATCCCATTTTAAAAGCCATTCAACAATTTTGCGATTGCATGTACGACCAGGTGGTCGATTTGACTCAACCCGCTCTCCAACGCGATCGTTTCATTTTGCCGCAACACGACGTCGGTGTCGTCTGCGCGGCCATACGTAAACCCAGCGATCTCATTGTCGGGCTCGAACGCTATTGTCATTTGTACGGCAGTGTCATTTACGACAAGGAAAGCGATCTTCAAATATCGACGCCTTTCAAAAACACGACCGTTGTCAAGGAAAATGCCAAACTCGTTTTGAACGTCAACAAATTGCACGTCTATAAAAACTATCAAAATTTTATAAAAACATCCATACCGGATATTCGCTGGTTTGAATCCACTTTTACCGTCATAGAAAACACTTATGGTCACGTTTACAAATTTCCCATCAATTGTTGGGTCGATAAAATCTCTAGCGACCGTTCGCCTTACAACGCCATTTCCATCTTCAGAAAAGATGTACCCTACAATATTCGTAATGCTTATTTGACGCATCACGGTGCTCGCGTCACGTTTCACGTCAATCGGCGTACGGAAGACTTTTCAAACTCGTTTTACGCAGGTAAATTTCTCTTCATCAAAGGTACACTGTACGCTTGCGAACATTTGCCTCCGCTCATGTTTGGTCTTTCTGATGATTACTTTTGTATTTTCAGTTTCAAATCGGACAAGTGTAAATACGTCGAGAAAATTATCCAACTTCATCACCTCAACTATCTTATCGATGCTTCCAATGCGTGCGGTTTTCACTATCAAGGAGATCCTATTTACGGACACATGACCACGAAAAAACCTCTATTTTATATTTCGATTAATAATGAATAGAGTTTCATAAAAAAATTATTTCTATGAAACTGTTTTAGTCGGATTGTCTCATTACCATTAAATTAATTGTATATATCAATAAATGAATGAAACGGCTAAATTAGCTCTCTTTGTGGCTTTGGTTATGTTGGTATTATCTGGGGCTATTTACACTAGCGCCTACTTTAAAAAGACTGGTCCCGAAGGTCAAATGTTGAGTTTAGTTCCCGATCGGGTCGTCGTCACCGATCCCGTGACTGGTGCTCTCATTTCGTCGTCGGTGAAAACCAAAGAACTCGCCGAATGTTGCCCTCAAAAAATCATCAATGACACGACGGCTAGTTTGACCAACACGTTCAGCAGTAGTTTTACCGACAAGAATTTTCTGCGACGAACTAAATTGGAACCGGGCGCCATTTTAGTCGCCGATGCCGTCGGCAACGTTTCCAGTTCACAAATCGGTATTCCTTTCATCACGTCGTGTTGCGAAAGTATTAAAGCGTTAATCGACGACGTTCAGCCTAAATCCGATGGTCTTTACAGCAGTTTGAAAACGGATGCCACGTACGTTAAAAAACCGGAAACAAGTGTCACCCAACGACCAGTCACGTACAACGCCTATACTGGCGCACTGGAAATGGTGACATTGCCGGCCAATAGTATTTTATCGACCGATACCAACGGCGATATCGTTACCACACCCTACAGTTTGCCTTCGTGTTGCGATAAAATCAAGGACACGATCGTCGACTACACTACCACGTTCAGTTCCAATTATATTGATACCAATTACCAACGACGAGCTGTCGCCGGTTCTCAACATTTACTCATGATGGACGACTACGGAAATTTAGTCGACAGCGGACTGACGCCCACTATCGTCAATGCGTGCTGCGAAACGGCTCGCAACGCTTTGTCGCCGAGCAATATTATTGACGGCGGTGGCAACGCGTTGTACAGCGCTCCCAAGATAGACGCCACGTTTCAAAAGAAAACCACGGCTCCGGCTAACGCTCTCCTCATGCCCGATGCCAACGGCAATCTGGTTGACAGTGGATTGACGCCGGCGGCTATTCAAGCGTGTTGCACGCAAGCTGCCAACGCCGCTTCTGACTCGCTACTCAAATCAGATATCGTCGACACGTCCCTCTCGGCGACTAAATTGTATTCGTCTCTGAAAATTGACGACACGTTCCAGAAGAAAGCTATCGCTCCTGCCAATGCTATCGTCGTCGTCGACGCTAAAGGCGATCTCGTCGACAGCGGGTTCACTCCACAATTTCTTCAAAATTGTTGCGCTCAAGCCGCTACCGGTTCAGCCAATGGACTCATGAAATCAGATATCGTCGACACGTCCACGGCCACCGACAAATTGTATTCGTCCAGCAAAATCGATGCCACGTATACCAAAAAGACGACAGCGCCAGCCAACTCGCTACTCATGCCCGACGCCAACGGTAATCTGGTCGACAGCGGTCTCACGCCTTTGGCTATTACCACGTGTTGCACGGCCGCTATAACAGCCGCCAATGAATCGTTGAAAATTGTCGATATCGTCGACACGTCTACGGCTACCGATAAACTTTATAGTTCTTCGAAAATTGACATGACGTATCAAAAGAAAACCACCGCTCCAGCCAATGCTTTACTCATGCCCGACGCCAACGGTAATTTGGTGGACAGTGGACTGACGCCTAGTGCCATACAAGCGTGTTGCACGCAAGCCGTTGGCGCTGCTACCAATTCCTTATTGAAAACAGATATTGTCGACACATCGACATCTACCGATAAACTTTACAGTTCTTCCAAAATCGACATGACGTATCAAAAGAAAACGACAGCACCAGCCAATTCGCTTCTCATGCCCGATGCCAACGGCAATCTAGTGGACAGTGGCCTAACTCCTACCGCCATCCAAGCGTGCTGCACGCAAGCTGTTAATGCTGCTACCAATTCCTTATTGAAAACCGATATTGTCGACACGTCGACATCTACCGATAAACTCTACAGTTCTTCTAAAATAGATGCTACGTTTACCAAAAAGACGACGGCGCCAGCCAATGTGTTACTCATGCCAGATGCCAATGGTAATCTGGTCGACAGCGGCATTACGCCGGCTTTCATCAGTGCTTGTTGCCAAGAAACGGCTGACGCTAAAATTGGCGTTTCCAATGCTTTGATGAAAAGCGATATCGTCGACACTTCCACTTCGGCTACTAAACTCTATTCGTCAAGTAAAATCGATGCCACCTATCAAAAGAAAACGACCGCTCCAGCCAATTCGTTGCTCATGCCCGACGTCAATGGAAATTTAGTCGACAGTGGCCTCACTCCTACAGCCATCCAAGCGTGCTGCACGCAAGCTGTCGGTGCCGCCACCAATTCCTTACTGAAAACCGATATTGTTGATACATCGACATCTACTGACAAACTTTACAGTTCGTCCAAAATCGATGCTACGTATAGCAAAAAAACGACAGCGCCGGCCAACTCGCTTTTGATGCCTGACGCCAGCGGCAACCTAGTGGACAGCGGATTGACACCAGCCGGTATTCAAGCGTGTTGCACGCAAGCTGTCAATGCCGCCACCAATTCCTTATTGAAAACCGATATTATTGACACGTCGACATCTACCGATAAACTCTACAGTTCATCCAAAATCGATGCGACGTATCAAAAGAAAACCACGGCGCCGGCCAATACGTTACTCATGCCCGACTCTAACGGTAACTTGGTCGACAGCGGCATCACTCCGGCTTTCATTAGCGCCTGCTGCCAACAAACCACCAACGCTACTACCGCTGTGGCCAACGCTTTATTGAAAAGTGATATCGTCGACACGTCCACTTCGGCTACCAAACTTTATAGTTCTTCTAAAATCGATGCCACGTATCAAAAGAAAACCACGGCGCCAGCCAACGCAATCTTGGTTCCCGATGCCAACGGCAACCTAGTCGACAGTGGACTGACACCGACAGCCATCCAAGCGTGCTGCACGCAAGCTGTCAGTGCCGCCACCAATTCCCTACTTAAAACCGATATTGTCGACACGTCCACGGCCACTGACAAACTCTACAGTTCGGCTAAAATCGATGCGACGTATACCAAAAAGACGACAGCGCCAGCCAACTCGCTGCTCATGCCCGACGCCAACGGTAACCTAGTGGACAGTGGACTGACACCGACAGCCATCCAAGCTTGTTGCACGCAGGCAGTCAGTGCCTCTACCAATTCCTTATTGAAAACCGACATTGTCGATACGTCCACATCGACTACCAAACTTTATTCGTCGAGTAAAATCGATGCTACTTATGCCAAAAAGACGACCGCGCCAGCCAACTCGCTTTTGATGCCTGACGCCAGCGGCAATCTAGTGGACAGCGGGCTGACACCAGCCGGTATTCAAGCGTGTTGCACGCAAGCTGCCAGTGCTGCCGCTAATTCGCTTTTGAAAACAGATATCATCGACACGTCCACTTCCACGACGAAACTCTATTCGTCAAGCAAAATCGATGCCACGTATCAAAAGAAAACGACAGCTCCGGCTAATGCTTTGCTCATGCCCGATGCCAATGGTAATTTAGTCGACAGCGGCATCACGCCGGCATTCATTAGCGCCTGCTGCCAACAAACCAGCAACGCCACTACAGCTGTAGCCAATGCCTTATTAAAAAGTGATATCGTCGACACGACAACGTCCACTAGCAAACTTTATAGTTCTTCCAAAATCGATGCCACCTTTCAAAAAAAGACGACAGCGCCGGCCAACGCAATCTTGGTTCCCGATGCCAGCGGCAACCTAGTGGACAGCGGATTGACACCAGCCGGTATTCAAGCGTGTTGCACGCAAGCTGCCAGTGCTGCCACCAATTCCTTATTGAAAACCGATATTGTCGACACGTCCATTTCGGCTACTAAATTGTACAGTTCATCCAAAATCGATGCCACGTATCAAAAGAAAACGACAGCACCGGTCAATGCTTTGCTGATGCCCGACGCTAGCGGTAATTTAGTCGACAGCGGACTGACACCCACAGCCATCCAAGCGTGCTGCACGCAAGCTGTCAGTGCCGCCACCAATTCCCTATTGAAAACCGATATTGTCGACACGTCCACATCAGCGACGAAACTCTATTCGTCGAGCAAAATCGATGCCACCTATCAAAAGAAAACTACCGCGCCAGCCAATGCTTTGCTCATGCCTGACGCTAGCGGCAACCTAGTGGACAGCGGCTTAACACCGACGTTCATCAACGCGTGTTGCACACAAGCTTCCAACGCGTTGACGGCCAGCACAAACGCTCTAGTGAAAACGGATATCGTCGACACTTCGACATCGGCTACTAAATTGTACAGTTCAACCAAAATCGATGCCACCTATCAAAAGAAAACGACAGCTCCTGCTAATTCTATTCTCATGCCGGACGCTAGCGGAAATTTAGTCGACAGTGGCTTGACGAAAACATCTATCGAAGCGTGCTGCACGCAAGCCGCTAATGCCGCTACCAATTCCCTATTGAAAACCGATATCGTCGACACTTCGACATCGGCTACCAAACTCTATTCGTCGAGCAAAATCGATGCCACCTATCAAAAGAAAACCACCGCGCCAGCCAATGCTTTGCTCATGCCTGACGCCAACGGCAACCTAGTGGACAGCGGCTTGACACCGACGTTCATCAACGCGTGTTGCACGCAAGCTTCCAACGCTCTAGCTACAAGCAATAACTCTTTACTAAAAACCGATATTGTCGACACGTCCACATCCGCTACGAAACTGTATTCGTCTAGCAAAATAGATGCCACGTATCAAAAGAAAACTACGGCTCCCGCTAATGCTATTCTAACGCCAGACGCTAGCGGTAATCTAGTAGATAGTGGTTTGACGAAAACATCTATAGAGGCGTGTTGCGCTCAGGCCGCCAATGCCGCCACCAACTCTTTGTTGAAAACGGATATCGTCGACACGTCCACGTCAGCCACGAAATTGTATTCGTCCAGCAAGATCGATGCCACTTTCCAGAAAAAGACGACGGCTCCGGCCAAAGCTCTGCTGATGCCCGATGCTAGCGGTAATTTAGTCGACAGCGGTTTGACTCCCACGTTTATCAACGCGTGCTGCACGCAAGCTTCCAACGCTCTCGCTGCTAGCAATAATTCGTTGTTGAAAACGGATATCGTCGACACGTCCACTTCTGCCACGAAATTGTATTCGTCCAGCAAAATCGATGCGACCTATCAGAAAAAGACGACGGCGCCGGCTAACGCTCTGCTGATGCCCGATGCTAGCGGTAATTTAGTCGACAGCGGCTTGACTCCCACATTTATCAACGCGTGCTGCACGCAAGCTTCCAATGCTCTCGCCGCCACCAACAACGTCCTCTTGAAATCCGATATTAAAGATTCCGGCTTATTGGGTGCTCCGTCTACCACTTCATTGTGGTCATCTAGTAAAATAGATTCGACTTTTCAAAAGAAATCGACGGCTCCGGCTAATACGTTGTTGATGTTGGATGCTAATGGTAATTTAGTGGGTGCCGGTTTCACTTCCGCTCAGCTTGAAACGTGCTGTTCGACTTCCAATCAAAGCGCGACTTCAACCAGTTTGTTGTATCTCCAGTACACCAACGTGTTTGCTTATTTTAATGCTGTAGCCAATACGTGGACTTTGGCGTCGTACTTTACCAAACGTTACGACACTACCGGCGGCTGGTATGCTAGTGGAAAATTTCAACCTAAAAAAGCCGGCGTGTGGTCGATTCGCGCGACTGCTTGGGCTCCTCGAACATTGGGCGGTAATCGTATTCATTTTTGTTTGGCTCAAAATGCGGCCATGAATCCCTTGTGGCAAGACGTCAATTCGTGGAATAATTCCACGCAAAGTAATTTGACAACATTTACGGCTAAAGTCGACGCTATTTTTGTTTTGAATGGATCCACCGATTACGTGTCGGCGTATTTTATGACCAATTCGTTGCCGCAGGATTTCGACGTTTTGGAAAATTGCAACATGTTTCAAGCCTACTATTTAGGTGGCGCTTAGATTCAAATCACTTTCTGAGAGATTCGAATCTTTATTCTATCGAAGGAAACGACGTCAATTCACTCGTGGTCAAACTTGTACTACTACTGCTACTGCCATTATTTCTGACTCGTTGAATGATTGTTCCCAGTAATCCGCCGATAATCATAGTGATTCCTACGTAGAGCAACCATTGGTATCTATCGGTAGTTTTAACAGCGGTAACGTCAACGGCGGCCAATTGAACGACTCCTTGCGGGTAAAACTGAAATTTACATCCGTCGCCGCTCTTGTAGAAAGTGATTTCGGGCACTTGTTTGGCGACGGTGCCACCCGTTTCCGTCAGACGAGCGTCGACGACGCGACACGATGACGATTTCAGGCACGCATCCATGGCTTGCCGAACGATAGTCGTCCTTGGAACGCTACCGTCCACATTACCGGTACAGGTGTCTCTGAACGGTCGCGTGTAATTGGACGATTTCATGTACGTTTTTCCTAGGGTAAAGTACAAGGCAAAAAACACGCCTCCGATGGCGATCATGAGAGGAAAAACGAAACGCAAAGCGTTGGACGTGACTCGCGCCGCGACCAGCACGGGCACGAGCACGAAAGCCAAAACGGCCGCCGCTAACCAGGCCAAATTGAAACCTTCCAATTTCGATTCGGCTTCCTGATTCAATCGTTGTTGCACGTCGTCGATGGCTTTCACGCCGAGCACGCTTTTCAGCGCGCACTTGTCGAATATTTCGCTCATCTGACTCAGAACGTTGTTGGTAATGTTGACGCTACCTTTGACGTTCTTGATGGTGATGCTTTGCACGTTGTTGGCGTTCAACACGCACGATTGACGGATAGCGTTGTTGATGGTCGTTTGGCTTTTCACGATAGATTCTGCCGTATTCTTGGCATCGTCAAAAGTAAAAAAATTCAATCCGCTCACCAACGATTTCGCCAATTGATCGAGTTGCACGCCGATTCTTTTTTGCGAATCGACATTACTGATGCTGTCCATCAATACCGTCATGTTGACTTTGGCCGTTTGCGTGATGGTGTTGCCGCTAATGTTGACATCGCCACCGCTACCGTCGACGCTGATGATTTGCGTGTTACTCGTACTAATGGTGCTCGTCTGTACCGTTTCAGCGGCTATTTTCGAATAGATATCTACGACTGCTTTAGCTACGTTAGTCGATTTAGCATTTCCCATTTATTATGCTTCTTTTACAACAAGGAAAATATTTTTTCTAATGTCAATGGATTCAAGAAATTTTCATAGTGATCCATGCACGTTTTCCAATTGTTCGGTCCGCATCCGGTGGCTTTGAATTGATCCGTCTTGTCCTGGCGCACGCGGTAACCGTACCACGCTCCGACTTTATCGGTTGACGCCGCGTCTTGATTGGCATCTTCCTTCCAGTGGCACTCGACGACGCAATCCGTTTCCTCGCCACGATACTCGCTGCACGGTGTGAATTCGACCAGAAAATAATTGGCGTCTGTATCGGGAGGCGTGTCGTTCAATTCGTCGTACTGCGCTCGAGCAATGAGGCACCAACATTTGCCGTCTTTGATGTAGAAATCGACCGTGTCGTTGGACTTTTTGTATTTGTACACGGGACTTTTGCCGTGAACTCGCGTTAAAATGAAGCCCTCATCGACGCTATCGTAATGATCTCGAATGTAATTGAACGGGTACGACGTAAAGACGCAATTGTTGAGAAATAGGATCTTGTTGTCGACCAATTTTTTCAGGGAATCGTGTCGTTTCGTGTAATCCACTCGAAAACTGTTGGTCTCAAACAGATAAATAACGTCGTCTTTGTTTTCGTCGCCTTTGATGTATTCGCCGTAGGCCACGAATTCCATGTGAGGAAACGTCGGCACTTGGCACACTCTCTTTTCGTTGATGTCGTACGCGTATCCGTCTCCGTTGATGGCCACCAGTTCTCCATCACGTTTCTTGGTCACGCCGTACAAACCGTGAATGGTCGGTACCGTAGCGGCAGTCAATGAGAAGGGTTTCTTGAAGAAGCGAAACAACATTGTGTGCAGTGTGTTCAGAGGATACTGTTAAACTTCCAACCTAGCGATTTAAAGATAGTTTTGCAAATTTTATCTGTCAATAGTTTTCTTTCATTGGATTTTATCAACATGAAATGATCAGCGTGAACGTTGATATTGTGATGCTTTAGTAGTAAAAATAAGATGTATTGTGTATTAAAATTTTTCTTATTCAATTCCTTGAAATTCTTCAACTCCATATTGATGATGTCAAATTCTTGCAAGAGCTGCTCTTCAATGAAGGAAATGTCGCACGGAGGTTGACCCGTAATCAAATGGTGAATCAACACGTAGTCGTCATAGTACTTACTGTAGCCTAAATTTTTCATAATCATACACACGTGACTGAGACTGATGGTCGTCAACCGATAGTCGCTCAAATGGTTACTAATATTTTCTAAAATAGTTGGAGGTATAGTGTTCTTTTGTTTACCCTGAAAACGTATCATGCAGTCGCGAAAATGTTGGTTTCGATCGTAAATGTATTTGGGATTGACGCGCGTCGTGTCCGTATTGCTCGACTGTATAAAGTAGACTTTCTCCGATTTGCACGTGTAGCAAATGTTGACTGTTTCGTCGAAAAAGTAGCCGAGAGTCGAACCGCAATACTGGCACGTGTTCGGATCGTCTTTTTGCTGATCGACCACTTTGACGTTGTAGTAGTACTTTTTGTAGCAATCAAAAATTTCCCAAAAATTTTTCACCACGTACGTTTTACGCGCGTGATGCTGCTGCTTGGTGCCGTCCTCTTTCTGGAAGAACGTGTTCACCGTCGGCATTTGCATCAGCTGCACGTACTCTTTGAGAATCGAACGAATTTCTACGAAATAGAAACGAATAAAATTAATATTTTTAATGGTGGTACGAATCTCGTCCAGATCGTCAATCAAGTGACTGCGAACGCGTTCCGAGAGCCACGGTTGCGACAGGTAGTCGCACACTTGTTGTTCGCGAGTCGTCAACCCTTCTAGCTGACTAATTTCCTCCTTAAAATGTGTTTCTATTTGTTTGTGAAATTCCAAGATATTATCCATCTTTACATCTAAACTAGGAATTTTTAATCAACAAAAATCTATTCTGGCGTTATAATAAATATATTATCAAAAAATGGCGCAATCGAATATCACTTCAGGATTTATTGATATTGCAACATTGGATGAGATCGAAAAGTACATGTACTCGGGACCCGATGCCATCGTTTACTTTGTCCGCTCCACCTTGAAATCGACTTGGTTCACTCAGATTCCCGTATTGTTGTCGCGCAACAACGGCAATGCCGGTTTCGGGCAAGAGTGGAGTGTCAGCGTCAGTCGCGCCGGTGACTACCTCATTCACGTGTGGCTTCGCGTCGTCGTTCCCGCCGTCACTCTCAAAATTACCAATAGCTTTGCCGCCAACGGTCGCCTTCGTTGGACCAAAAATTTCATGCACAATCTCATTCGAGAGACGAGCATTTCTTTCAACGATTTGTTTGCTCACACCATCCACAATTATCATTTGGATGCCTATTCTCAGTTCACTGTCGAAGCTAGTAAACGCGCCGCTTACGATCAAATGATTGGCAACATTGGCGACATGATCGATCCTCACGGTCCAGGAGACACTATTCCTAGTCAAACGCTCAATCTCGTTTTACCCTTCTTTTTCACTCGCGATGTTGGCGTCTCTCTACCCACCGCTGCCATCCCTTACAACGAGATGCACATTAATTTCCAGTTCCGCGACTGGAAAGAATTGCTCATTTTGGACAATGCAGCCGCCGCCGGAGCTCAAGTCAACGTGCCTGTTGTCGGTGTCGATATCGATGCCGCTCCCGTCTTGGAAAGCGTTCAAGTATGGGCCAACTACGCCATCGTCAGCAACAAGGAACGTATTCTGATGGGTAAATCTCAACGTACCATTTTGATTGAACAAGTTCAAATCGCTCCTCGTCAATCGTTCAATCCCAAAGCCAATCCAGTTCCTAGCTACGACGTTCGTTTCAATCACGCCGTCAAAGCCCTCTTTTTCCAGGTTCGCAATTCCACATTTGCCAATCAGTGGTCCAATTACACGACTGCCTCTCCCGTCGTCACTCCAACTACTACAGCTATCGATTACGAAAGCCGCTACGCTCGCGATCCCATCAAGCACACGACGCTCATCTACGAGAATTCCAATCGTTTTTCCAACATGGGTAGCGATTATTTCAGTCTAGTCAATCCCTACTATCACGCTCCAGCTTGTCCCACCGACACTGGCTACCATTTGTATTCGTATTCGTTGAAATTCAACGATCTCGATCCCATGGGCAGTACCAATTACGGTAAATTGTCCAACGTCAGCTTGGTGCCAGCTGCTAGCGATGACGCCATCATAGCCAGTAACGGCACAGGCCCCGTCTTGTCGGGCACCAATTTCGGTCAGACGTTCGAATTTATAGTCACCGTCATCGTCAACAATATTATCCGCATTGCCGGCGGTACAATGGGTTTCCCTGTTTTGTAAATTGAGAGTTTAAAAAGTGAGCTTGTACTAAGAAATTATTATATTATTATAATGAGTCTAAGATTGAAAAAAGAAAGATGGCAACCGGACCCGTTTGTGCCGCCTTTGACGTTGGAAGAAACGCGAGCCGCTTGCGCCGCATTGCACATTGTCGACTACCCGCAGGTGGAACGCGCCGTTCAAGATCCACCCATCGAAGGTCAAAAGTATGCTCTTTTTAGTTTTTTCCCAGCCGCTCCCGGCGGCATCAACAAGTACAACGTGTTGGCTTTCGCCAAAATTAGAGGCGTCTACGCCACCGAAGAAGAAGCGGCTACGGCTGCCAGAAAAATCATCAGAAAAACAGACAGTTGCAACAAGATTCACACCGTCGTCGTCGGTCGTCCTTTCCCCATCTGTGAAGCCATCATGGGTAAAGTCGTCGATAAGGTTGTTCTCGATGACGACTATCAACAGGCCGAAAAAGAGATGCGAAAACGCGCCGAGGCCAGCGAACAGGACACGACTCGAGAACTTCAAGATCGAACCAAAGCGCTACTGGACGACGTTGACGAAACCAAAGCCAAAGATCCCGTTGAAACGTACATTGTCAAACGCAACAAAATGGCCACCATCGCCGCTCTGTACACTCAACACTTGGAGCAAATCGAAAAATTTAAAACGATCATGATTAAAACTCATGGTGAAATTATCGAGTTGGAAACGCCTGAAATTCTCGCTTGCTACCAACAAGTTTACGACGCCAAATGTCAAGAATCAGGCATTGTCCCCGACGCCGTTATACAATCCTATTTTAAAACGATACCATCCTTTGATTTTTTAAATAATAAATGTTAGAAAGAAGTCAAATCATCGCCATAATAATAATTATGATTGTGACTCCTTGGCTCATGTGGATGACGATCCCTTTTGGTAGAGATGGCGGCAGTAGTCCGTCTCCAGGTGGTGGTGGTGGTGGCGGCGGAAGTCCTACTCCCGGTGGTGGTGGTGGTGGTGGCGGGGGTACCACTCCTCCGAAACCGGGTCCGACCCCGAACGGCGCGTTCCCCACGTCGCAAGAAATCATGTTTAAATCCAAAGAGGAATGTCAGACGAAAGGCGGTGTCTTGAACTGGGTCGGCGATTCGGTTTTGTTGACGTGCAACAATATCGTCCGTTTTGGACAGCCCGAATCGCCCATTTTCAATGAATTGGATCAAGTCAAAGCGGCTATCGCTTCGGGCGCTTTGAAACCGGCTACGGAAAAAGATCGATTGGTCGAATACTTTAAACTCGTCTATCCCAATTCACCGGCGACATCGTGGTCGTCGATGAGCGAAGCCGATCTCGTCGGTCGCTACCAAAAATTGGAAATCTACTACAAAATGCCTCCGGAAATTCAACCAGCCACGCCCATTACACCTCGTCGCGATGTGACGAATCAGTTTTTCCGCGTACCCAACGGCGTGACTCTCGATCAAGACGCCAATGTTTTGGGTCAAGTTGGACCCTATTTGGAAGTCATTCGTTTCGGACCCATGTACTCGTTTTTCGCCGACCCGACTCTTTTTGTCGGCACCTATTACTATCCCGTTCGCGGTTCGGGACTCTACTTGCCGTTGGGTAAAACCTTGGTGGCCTACAACAAAGTGCACGCCATGAAACTGTTGGGTGCCGCCAACGACCAAATCGTTTTGTACGGCGGTCGTGATTTCCAGTCGTTTTTGCGTCGCGATTCGGAATCGGCTGAATTTACAGCCGATGCTTTTGTCAGCGTGTGCGCCGTCAACAAACGAGCGACCAGCAACAATCCCGGTTGCGATAAAATCTTCAACTATTTTGCCAACACTATTCGCTACAAAGCCAAAGCTCTCGATCGACTCGTCGGCGAAATGGCCGCCGGTAAATCTCTGAGGTACGACACTCGAGCCGTCAACGGTGTCACTAAAAAGACGTTGGTCTACTACGGTTGCGGCGACACGGGCGATAAATTTCTGGCTCAATTGGCTCGCAATCGCGGCTACAATACGTTGCAATTTTTGCGCGAAGCTCAAATGGAATTGGACGGAGACGCCATCGTCGGCTATGAACTGTTGCATCTCGTCGAAAATGCCTACAGTCAAACGGCCCTCATGCGACTCGATCCCATGCGTATGCCATTGTACATGCCCGAGGGAACGACTCCGGCCATTCCACCAAACTATCTATTGACTAAAGATGTTATGAGCGTCGACGTGAAGGCCGTCATCAATTCAGAATTTAAACCGTTTAATCAAAAAGTCTTTGACATTGATCTCATTGTACAAGAACGAAATTCGAGAGCTCCAGCACCTCCGCCAAATCCAAATCCAGCACCTCCGCCAAATCCAAATCCAGCACCTCCGCCAAATCCAAATCCAGCTCCAGCTCCAGCTCCAGCTCCAAATCCAGCTCCAGTAGTCGTGGGCGCTTCTTGGGGTCGTCGTTATTAAAAAATTTCAAAAATATATAATGTGTTTTTGAAATTTAATCCGAAGAGTCTTCCGTATCCGAAGCCAAAACGCTAGTGATTTTACTAAACATCAGAGGAATGTCTCGCATGCCGTCGTCGGTCACGGTTGTCGACGACGTCGTGATGGTGGTCGAGGCGGCGGTCGTCGATCGTTGCTCTTTCAATTTCTTTTGGTGTTTGCTGCATTTCGTCGTGTTTCCGGAATTCTTTTGACCGCACTGTTGCCCGATACGTTGACCTTTGGTGAACGTGTGAGTGCACTTGTTGTCGTCGTTGACTAAAGTCGCTACAGTATCAGGGTCACTGCCATTCCACAACGTTCGCAGTTCCAATTCGTTCAGAGAATACCTGACAGATATTCTATCTATAAATGCGTCCACTGTATTTTGTTGTGCTTTAACCAAGTCATTGAGTAGTTCTAAAATGGTACTGACTAAATTTTCCGACATGGTGAACGTTTGATGCAACTTTCAAAACACGAGCGTTCGTCACCGTTTCAATTCCACGACTACTTGGCATTGTCAGCAACACAGCTTAAATAACCCACAATGGGTTTCTTTTTAGTTCCATGCGCTGGGCATCGTTTCAATGTCGAGACTGATTTACCTTTTTTTATTTCAGGTAAATGTAGAATAAATTATGAACAATTATCTGACGTATTCTCAGCTTCAGGGAAATCAACCTCTGAACAATAAAAGTATGGATAAAACCTCTCATTACGAAAAAGAAAAACCACCTCGTGACTACCCGCACGCTCACGGTCAACCGTTGACGCAAATGCCCCAGTTTTCCGATGTTCTCGCCCACTCACCGGCCAGACAATCGCATTCCATCATGGCGAAAGAAGTAGTTCCTCTGCATCCCGCTCATCCTGCAGCGCAACCCGTCAAACACACGGCCGTCGATAAAATCGTGCGGCAACATCGCAGCGACAACGACCACGGCGGCGAAGATTGTCCCATTTTCAGTCTCTACAAAACCGATTTGCAATTCAACAAGTACATTGCCGCCACGGTCGCTGCTGCTGCTCATCAAAATGTCTTTCCCGTCGAATTCGATTGGCGTCATCACGTGTCTCTTCCCGTCGCCCGTCATCAGGGAACGTGTGCCAACAATTTCGCCGTCACCGTCGTCTCGACTCTGCAAGATCGACGCATCGTTCACGGCGAACCCGCGTTCGACTACACACCTTGCATGAAATGTCACTCGGCCGAAGGTAATGCCGCGCAACTTGTCAGTCAATTGTCGTCGTCGACCACGCCGCGTTGCTCGTGTCTCTCTAAAATTCAAGCCACCGTCGACAATGTGCGCTGGCTGACGGACATTGACGCCATCAAACAAGCGATCGTCACTCAAGGACCCGTCATAGCCGGTATGTTGGTCTACTCCAATTTCTTGTCGGGTCATTTCGGTGAACACGGCATCTATCTCGATCGTGTCGTCACTCATCATCCGCACACCAAATTCGCGTCTCCCGCGTCTCTCGTCGGCGCCATCACGGTCGTCATCGTCGGTTGGGGTGTCGCCGCCGACGTGCAAACCAGTTCTTTCACCTACGAATCGGTTCCCTACTGGATTTGTCGCAACACTTGGGGCCCGCAATGGGGACCGAACGATGGCTACTTTAAAATCGCGACGCATCGTCACAATAAACATGTGCAACTCGAACGACCCTTTCATTACAAGCAAGCCCAGTGCGGTGGAGTGATCACGTTCGATTTACGTCCCCTAGCCAAAGAGTCGGCTTGGTCCACTTACGGCATTCCTATAGCTGTCGCCGTCCTACTTGTCGTAATGCTTTACGGAGTTAAATTGAAACTTAAAAGCGTGCGCAGAAGGTAAAAACGAAAACGAAATGTTTTGTCTATTTGAAAATTATTTATCGTCAAAAGATCGAGACGTTCAACCAGTCGACCATGTCGACGTTGAATGTCAGCACGTCTACTTTGAAAATAATGACGGGACATTTTGCAATCGTTGTCGTCAACAAATGACGTGTCAAAACACCAACCAGGACCAAATTCAACAAAAGGCCAACATTGGCATTCGTAAAGAAATGGAATTTTTAAATCTCAGTCCGGAAATTGTCGAAATGACCAACAAGTACTTTATCATGGCCTGTAATCAACGTATTCATCGCGGAAACTACCGAAAAGCCATCATTTGCGCGTCGCTCTTTCACGTCTTGATGCTGAAAAAATGTCCTCAAAGTTACGACACGGTCATCAGGTGGTTTGGCTTGACCAATCATTTCGCCAATAAAGGCTTCAATTTAGTCAAACTAAAAATACCCGAATTGTGCTACCTGCGCGAGTCGTACTCGGACACGGCCGACATGATTTTCAAACACATCGGTCTCGAAAGGGACGAGACCTTTTTGAAATTCATCAATCGTCCCGATATTATGGCTTTTATTCGTACGAAAATCAATCGACGCATGTACATGATTGTCGCCGCTTTTGTTTTCATTTACATTCGCCGGCAATACAATCCCTCTATTGTTCTCGTGGATTTCTGTACCAAATTGGAATTGTCACCCACCGTTGTCGAACGCATTCTGAAATCTATTCCCCAAGAAATACATTTCTAAAAAAGTGTGAAAATTTTTTAGAAATATTTGATTTCATCTACATAAAGCTATTTGAGAGAGACTGCGCGCGCTCATCATGTCTCAAGCCAGGTACGATCAATGTGAACGCTTGTTGCGCACAGACGTTCACAAATTTGCTCTCGCTCTCATGGTGGACTACTCGTTTCAAAATACCATCGACTGGCCGAATCTTTTTAAACAGCTACCGCTTCACATCTCGTTCCCCGTGCACGTGCCCGAAAGCTTTAAATTGAAACTCGTCGAATCGCTGGTTGATTGGAAAAAAATGAGCCGCGAACCCGAACTCGCCACCGATATCATCGATATTTACGGTCACCGGTTGGACTGGTCGCTCATTTTACAGCATCGTTGCATCCCTCTACCCGCCGCCATCGTCGCCAAATATCAATCTAAATTCGATCGAGCCATTTGTCAGCTGTTGAACGATATTATTTAGAGATTTCCTACCACATCTTGACTCTCTTCAATCACGTATCCATATTTCTCTTTCAAAAGATCTGGATTCGTTTCTTTGACGGCCTTCCATCTTTTGCCTAGCTCTCGTCTGACGTCGGACGCGTTCATGTCGGGATGATCCTTTTTGATGGCGCGTCGTTCGTCGGTACAAAACAAATTATAAATACTCGGTCGGGCGTTCTTTTTCGGTCGCACTTTACTCTCCAAATACTTGTTGTAGCGCTCCCTGTCGACCATAGCCTTGTCGATAAACGGTTGTTTCTCCTGGTCGCTCAAATTGCGCCACGACTCTCCGAAAAGAATCATGACCTTGTTGGGTTTGATGCCGGGATTGGTTTCCAAAATCTCGCGACGTTTCGACTCGCAAAAAAAGAGGTAAGCGCTAATGTTTCGCTGAGGTCCCTGGACGACTTCTCTCTGTTTCAAGCCCAACATCAATCCCACGCGTTTCTGAGTCTCGCCGCTGTGCCATTTCTCGATCAGGTCCACGTTGCCAAACAAAAAGTCGTCCGACATGAATTGATTGATAGCATTAAGGATGGATAATTTGGATTTCGAAATCATGGTAATGGTTTTCTTAATGATGGACTACTTTTAACTAAATTAAACTGTGAGGAGAGAATAAAAAATCATGTTGACACCGGCTATTTGTCAAGATTTGGTAATGAAAACGAGTGACGCGTGCGGGTGCGGTCCCTTGGACGGCTGTCAACATCCGCGACACCAGCGACCCTACAAAATGCACGAATGGATGACGCGCGTACAGGCCATGAACAATTTGACCAACAAGCAGGGACGAGTGTACACGGCTACTGTCCGTCACGACGACGTCGATCATCGCGTCGTTCTCAAGCATTTCAACAAGCCGGCACTGTTTGATCACGCCCGACGCGAGTACGTGGCCGGACAGCACCTCAACGCTCTCAACGTGCCCATGTTTGTCGAAACGTACGCCTCGTTTCATCGCAATTCAGGACCCTACAACTTGACGCGTTTCGTCGACGGTGAAACCTTCAAATCGGCCATGTCGAAAATGTCGCGTCAAAAATTCATCACGCTCACCATGCAAATGTGCGTCGCGCTTGAAATGGCTCAATCGGCCTTCCGTTTCGGGCACTACGATTTACATTTGGAAAACGTCTTGATTCATTTTTCTAGTAAAAAAACGCAAATTCTTTTCGATCAATATCACGTGTCTTTTTCCAATTGTTTCAATCCCGTCATTATCGATTTTGGCATGTCGTGCGGCAGCGATAGCGTCACCGGTGAAACGTGGGGCATGCGACAGCTCGAAAAGAAAGGCATCTACGAACATTTGCGTCCCGGCTACGACATGTTTGTCTTTTTTCTCTACTGTCACCAAGAGCCGGGTAAATTCGCCTTCTTTGACATTGTCGTCAAGGTGCTGGAGAGTTTTTACAAACACGACGTCGATCAGCCGCGTCAGTATTTGCAAACGTTGCGACGCGGAGCCGACAGTAAAACACCCAAACAGCTCTTTGAATTTCTCGTCCAATTCTCGACGCACGTCATAGTCAAACCTCGACGCGTCTACACGCTAGGCGCCATCCAACCTCCGCCACCAGATGCCGTCATTGACACGTACGTCGACAGCGTCTTTTATCAGCAGTTACCGTCGGCAGAGTTGACACCTCAATCGGACGCCATGGCTTTTCGCTCGAGTAAATCCGTGGAATTCAAAATCAACATGTATTACAAGATTTGCCAAACGTCGCTGACGTCGTCCTACGAAAAATGGATCAAGATATTTGAGCGCGAAGTCAAGAAATACTGGAAAGAAAAAGACGCTCAAGAAGCTCGAAAAAGAATTAAATGGCAATTACCTGTTTCAGAAATTGCCAATGCGTCTTGAACGTGGACTATAAGGACACGGCCGATTTCTACGAAGATGACGACAAACCCAAACAGTGTGCCGGCGTTTGCGTCGTCAGTCGTCGCGGTATTTTAATCAATCAATCGTACAATCTCTACTGGGGTATTCCGAAAGGCATCGTCAACGAAAGCGAATCGTTGCGCGAGTGCGCCGTTCGTGAACTTTTCGAAGAGACCAACCTCAAGTTGGATAAGAGTCAACTGACGCGCAACATGTTCAAATTCAAGTACAAAAACATTAGCCGTCAAGTGTGCGTGTTTTTCGCTCACGTTGACGCCGTTGACGTTTTACCTAGGATAAATACGGGAAACGATGCCGAATCTACCGGCTGCGGTTTCATTCATCCCAAATGTCTCCTCGAATTATTTTATTCTGGAAAAATTAAGATTAATTATTTCACTAGGGTTCTCATTAATAAAATCTTTTTATGACATGAGAAAAAAGCCGACATCCTGGTGGCGAAACATTGGCAAAGGTCGTTTGTTTCTCATTGCCTTTGTCACGCTGTGCGTGTACGCCATTTTCAGACGTGCCCGCGGCGTTCGCGGCACTAGCGACCCCCATTTGCTCGGCAGCGATTGGCGCCAACGTTTTCCTCACGCTTTCAGACCAGTAGACACGTCCATTAGTACTTCAACCGCGCCGGCCGACAGTCGCGGTGAATTGGCTTGCCGACGTCACTTGGAGGAGCGCTTCAATCGACCCTTTCCCAAAAAGCGTCCCACTTTTTTGCGCAATCCCGTCACTAAAGTCGATCTCGAATTGGACTGCTACAACGCTGAGCTGGCTCTCGCCGTAGAATATCAAGGTAAACAGCATTACCACTACGTGCCTCATTTTCACTCGTCGCGTGACGCTTTTCTCAATCAAAAGTATAGGGATCAAATTAAAAGAGATTTGTGTTTGAAAAACAATATTGTTTTGATTGAAGTTCCCTATACAGTCATTGATATTGAATCGTTTTTGGATTTGAAACTGAAAGAGCATGGATACATCTAAACCGTCACACGTCAGACAATTATTTCCAGTAGATTCTTTGCCTCTGACGCCTTCACCTTCGCCGCCGCGTCGAAAAATCGCCGTCGCCGTTCGTCGTCGCTTTCTTACCCCCCATCCCCCGGTTCCTCTGCATCAGCTCATGTCGGAAATGTCTCTCGTCGGATCATCGGAACGTAAACGCAAGCAAACGTCGCCTCGTAAATTCACCGTCGGTCCCAAACGCAAAGCGCCATCGTCGGGAGTGGACCGATCGCCGCCACTTTCAGAACCTGTACAAAAATCTAAGAAAAAATCTCAACGTCCAGATTTGGTTCATCCTCACCATCAGACTAAACTTTTGGTTCCATTTGTGGTCAAAGCCGGTGATCGATTGATTAAGAATCTTTTCCCTTCTCAGACCATCACTATGCAAAAGAACGAGTACGGACTGTACGTGTACGAGGGTTTCGTTTTGGATAAGAAATCCGTGGTTGGTAAATATCTGGGTGATGGTCAAGTTACGCCTTTGACTGACGAAGATTTTGAAAAGGCCAAAGAATTAAAAATTATAATATAAATGTCTCAGTTATATCAGTGTATTAAACAAGCCTCGATAAAATACATGGATGTCGACCCGAGAGAAATGCGAGCCTTCATTTTGAAATGTAACAAAACATTAGACATGCAATGTATCATGATGGAAATTGTGGACCATTTTGTCGACGAAACGGCGACCAAAGTCGGTGCCGTTCGTTGCGATGAAGACGACTACATCAACATGGTTCTCGACTTGGAAACGATTCCTTTTAAATTGATGGTCTTGTTTTACACTTTCCTGTCGTTTCACGCCAACAGTGTGGCCGTCGATCGACAGCGATTGGGACATTGAATAAAATTTCAAAGATGTTAAAATTTTTGAAATTTAACCGACAGCCACTGATGTGCCGCCGGCCACTGGTACTTCTACTGGTGCCGTGTTACACTTTTCCATGTGGCTAATAATGATGCTCTCGTCTAGACTTGTCGTCATTCCCACATTGCTAAAGTGTACGTTCTTATCGTTTTTCAGCATATTTTTCAGTTCTTTGCAAACGTTAATGTTCAAACAGTCGTTTTCGTAAATAGTCTTACACAACGAATATTTGGAGGCGAGTTTGGATTTGCGGCTGTTGACGTAGTTTGATTTGCCGCGGACAATTATATATTGATCGTCTTCGATTTTGACGAGTGAAATTTTTTCGTAACACGTTCGTTTCATGATCTTTTTGGAGATTTCCAATGGCTGGTGCTGAAATATGCAGCCGCCACTGTCGGCGATCGTGTCGAAATAGTTTTTCACGACGAGACAAAAATCGCGACACACGCGTTCGACGATCGTCTCGTTGATGCCACTCACAATAACTTTTCCCGATTGAAAAACGAGAAAAGTGATGTAATAGTCTTTGCGTTCATCTAGACCCAATTTTTTACTGCTGACGCAATCTTTGTAAGGCACGTGCTCTACAAAGCTGACTTCGTCAAAGAAGCTGACGTTACGGTGCATGACCTCGGTCGTTCCGACGTTGTACTTGCACGTGAACGTGCCGGATGTTTGTGAATTGAAGCACGTGTAGTTATTATAGTGAGGAGCTATCGTTTGGAAAAAAGTCATTAGACTGTCGGGTTCAATAGGACGATTAAGGTCAAGGACAAAATTACTCATAACTTCGTAAATATAAATTTCGCAAGTATCATTTTCGTACATTTTGGGATACAATAGTTTAAGTAAAGAGATAACATACTGAATGGCTTCGTAAGCGCACTGAAGGGTAATATTGCCTGTGAATTGAAAGGAACCGTTTTTACAAATTTTCATGGAAATTTGCTTGTTGAAACTGAGAAGGTAGAGGTCGCAAGTGAAGGCGTTTTTGAAACCCGTCCGCAATTGGATGATGCTGTTAACCTTTTTGTCGTTGAAGATGTATTTGGAAAACAATTCCATACATTCTACAATGTTCAATTTTATTTCTTTACCGCTGGCAAATCTAGTCTTTCCCACCATTGTTCTTGTGGTGCAAAAGAAGGAACCGTTGTCGTAAGATGAAGGCATCATGGTGGTATTGGTTACGGCGGAACACATATTAACTTAGACATAAAGAAAGAATGTGTAAGATATCAACTTGCTTTTAATCAGAGGATATTTTTTTTAAAATCGGTATAACTCTTGAGAACGATTTCGTACTCGGCTTGGGTGACGATGCCGTCGGTGAGCACGTTGTCGACGACGTGATCGAGATGCGACAGTGTCGCTTGCGATCTGGCGACTATACTGGCGTATCGCGTCTGTTTATTTTTGTTGCGTTCTTCGGCGAGATCGCAGCAACTCGTCACCGCTAGTCCGCCAATAGCCAAGGGTACGGTGACGCCTACTGAAATGGGGAAGATGACGGCCGTAGCCACTAGGGGAATGGCGCACACGTTGACGAGCGAACGTATCGATTCGTTAAAGTTAGCCCAGCCTTTTTGTCTGCCCAATTTCTTTTCGTATTTGGCGAAGGTGTCGCGTACATCTTTTCGAGTTTCTTCCACCTTTACTATGCGTTTTCTGTTCAATTCCGACAGGTCGTTGACGTATTCGAATGGAAAATTGTGACGAGGCGGCGCCGTGGCGATATCGACCGCGACTTCCTTCATTTATTATATGATATACACGCATACAGATACACACAAATTACTGAATTTTTTTATTTTGGCTTAATGGAGCAAACACCGTCTTGACAGAAAAAATCGGGTTGTAAGGCCGGATGTTTGTACAAGGGTTTTCGTTTTTTGTTCTTTTTCGCCTGTTGTGCGGCTAAAGGTTTTTCCACTGTGGTGGTCACAACTTCATCTTCATTGTCGTGGGTAAATTGTCGAATTTCCTCGTCAATGGCGTCGGCTTCGCGTTTCAAGGCGTCAGGTAGACCCGTGACGTCGCGTGTGTCCGGTAGACTACTCGACAACTCAGGTAGGTCGCGTTGTTCATCGTCGGCCACGGCATCGGCCAATTGTGAAACAATGTCCTCTGGTTCATTGACCTCTTCTACTACTGCCGGCAGTGGTTCTGGAAGCGGTGCTGTTACTGCCGGTGGATCGTCAAAAATTTCTGTAATTTTCGACGTCCGCGGCAGTGGCGACGTCCCGGCCAACGCTTCGGCTTGTCTGGACCACAAAGCCGCTAGTAATACTTCTGGAGGCACCATGGGCGGCGGCGGCGATGCTGGGCGAGGTGGAGTTGGTCGTGCAGCAGCTGCAGGCATGGGTTTTGGTGGTGTTGCCGGCATGGATACAAGCTTTGCCTGCGTTGGTGGTGGCGCTGGTTCATCATCATCATTTTCTTCTTCTATTTCGTCTAGCTGACGCATTTGCTGAGATAATTCGTAATCACTCGTATCGATAGTTTCCTTTAAAAAATCGTTCTTCTTTTTCAAAAGATTAGGTCCTATGAACGAAATGAGAGGCGTGATGGCTGTCGTGGCCAGATTCATGAGTTGCGACGTTTCTTCAGCTGGCGAAGGTTCCAATTCGATGCCCTCCATCAGCGATTTGACGAGTCGTTTTTGTTTCTCTAATTCTCGGCGGCACTGATCGTGTTTGCGCTTGAAATAGAAGAGAGCCAACGATAACGCGATGCACGCCAGGACCAGAATTTTGTTCATTTTTTATTATTAGAGAGTTAAGAGTTTGTCGTTTTACAATACAAAAAGATACGACGATGATGCACGTAGATCAGCAGCAACAACGTGTCCTTTTCGAAGCCGTGTCTCGAGCCAAGGGACTCTTTTACAAGAATCTCTTTGATTTACATTTACAAATTAGTCCTTTGTGCGACAAAAATCCTCGCATCCGGCAAACGTGTTTCAAAATTCGCAACAACGGTCTGCAAATCTATACCAATGTCCAACACCACATTCACGCCAATGCCAAAGTGACCAAAGAGGCTTTCGATACGTACACGTTGACCGGCGACGTGGAAGAGCTCAACATTGGCATCAGTCTAGAGTACCTGAAAACGACGTTCAAAAACGCCAAAAAGACGGACGACGTTGTTTTCACCGTTCTCAGCGACGACACGGACGACACTCTTCCCGGAAATATTTGCATTCAAATCATTAAGACTCAAAAGACGTCGAAAAATAGTCAAACCAACGACTATCCCAAAGTGAAATCCAACGCTAAAATCAAAGTGACTCTCGTTCAGAATCAGCTACTCGAATTCGGTGAACGCATCACCGATCCCGTCAACGTTTCCAACGAAGAATACCTCAGCATTTGTCGCAACATTCAAATGCAACCCGGATGGATCGACATTTCACGCAGCGAACAGAGTCTCAAATTTGCTTTCCAAGTCAACGAAATCATCGAATGTTCCACCATTATCGGTGAAGCCAGTGAACCGCTATCGCCGCCTCAACGTTTCAATGCCAACAACATCAAAAGTACCAACAAAATCGCCACTTTTGGACCTCAACTGAAAATCTACTTGAATAAACATCAGCCGATGGTGATTGAGAGTAACAATGAACACATCAATATCGGAATCTGGGTCAAATCCAATGACCAAATTTCTGAAGAAAATAAATAATATAAAATGATGAATAGAAAGGTGTTTGTAGGTGGAATCATCATCAGTCTATTGGCGATAGTCTACTTGCTGTCGTATCCGAAACCCGTCACCCCCACCGTTCAACAACAGCGACCAGTCGTCGTCTACGAAGCCATGAAACGACCGGCTCCCGTCAGACGTCCTCTGCGCTCCTTTCGTCTTCCTGCTCCTGCTTCTCCTAAGCCGGTAACCGTTTCACCACCAGTACCAGTACCAATGCCAGCTCACGTCATGTTGACGCAAACGAGCGAATCTGCTCGTCCAGATGAAGAGTCGCGTCCTTTTCCCGATGAAGCGCCGCCATCATTCGTCGAACCGCCTCCGCCACCGCCGCCGCGTTTAGCTCCATCGTCGCTCACGCAGGCGTACACGCCCACAGTGTTACCTCGAAGAGCCAGAGCGTTACCGATGAGTCGTAAAAGTTTCCGGTCCATGCCACCGCAATCTTTTACGCCACCACCACCACCACCACCTGAAGCGGATCGGCGACCCGTGACGCTCATTAAAGATCTTTGAATAGTGTCATTTTAAAAGTTTTGGTTAATTTTTAAAATGATAGAGTTTTCTGTGGCGTTTCATGGCTCGTTCATTTTTGACGCTTTTACCGCACGTTGAACATTGACACGGGTCTTGTTCGATGCGAGTCACGCAGCACTGAAATTCTCGTTCGTTTAACCACAACGGTCGATAGCCGCACGACTGAAACACATAGTTGACCAACGACTGATGACTGGACGTTTCAAACCATAACGTTTCGTAACCTTTAGCGAAATTACCCGTCGATGTGACGACGACCACGCACACGGCGGTCGTGTCATTCCTCCACGTAGCCGACCAATTGGCGTCGAATTTCAAACAAATTCCTCGACGTTGACATGCGGCAAAAAGAGTCATTGTCACAACACATATATTACACGACCGGACGGCCAGCGAAGAAGCTATGCTCTCTGTCTTTATATAATATTCGTTCCTCATTTCTCTAAATTAATAAATTATGAATAATCAGTTATGGTTGATTATGTTTTTCGTGGTGATCTTGGGAGTACTCGGAGTTTTTGCCTTTACAGAGAAAAGACGGTCACCTGCACCGTTACCACCGGCTGAACCCACGTACGGTCTGTACGGTGGCGCGCCTCTCATGTTTAACGGTGCCATTCTACCGGCGACGATCGATTTACCTAATCCACCCCAACCCCCCATCGCGGCCTACACGCCTTACGGTGCCTATTCGGAACAGTCGCTAGGCTTTCCCATCGGCAACTATTGGCCCAGACCGGACATGATGACGTTTCCCGAGTTTACAATCCCCACCTACATCAATGCTCCCGATAGTACGATGAAACCTCCAGTACCGGGACCCGGACCCGCGCCCGGACCCGTGCCCGTACCCGTGCCTGGACCCGTCGACGCCAAACTTGCCGCTAATTTAACGAAATATTTCAAACAATTGTGGCCAAATATGACGACGTTGACTGACCCGGTCAAATTGGAACAAATCTACGACAATTTAGACGCCTACTATCTCGATTGGATTCCAGGCAAAGAAAAAGCCTCAGCGTCCAACTACAAAACCGATCGTATGCCTTTGTTGACGGCCATCGATTCCGACGCCAAACTCGACTACTCGCGACTATTTGACGGCAACGTGTGCGATTGTTTGCGTATCGCTCACAAAGAATGCATCTACAGTCCTAATCGATTGCAAGCCAAAGAACTTTTGGACTGTCCCACGTGGCCCTACATGGTCGTCAATTTGACCAACGCGTGGCTCATGAAACGCGCCTATGATACCAACAATCCCGATAGCAATTATCGCAAAGATACCATCGTTCGAAACGGCATGTCGGGCATGAAAGGATTTCCCAACGATTCTTTTTACGAAGGTTTCGTCTATCCGGGCGAATACGCCGTCCCCGATTTGTGCAGCAGTAAACCCGATCCGTTTTTCGACGAAATGCAACCCGGTCTGACGTCCGGTGGTCAGCCACTCAACATGTCGCGTCGCAATCCACCGTGGTGGTATCCTCAAGATTGCTCTTCGACGGCTTGCGAATTCCCCGACGAAAAATGTTTGACCGTCGTCAGCGACGGCTCGTATGGTGGATCTCAATCCAAGGGCACCTTTAAACGTTGCTATCGCGACGGAACGTACACGATCGGCAATAAAGCTCCCGCTTCGGCGTCACGTAGCGGCTTTGTGCGCGAATACTTGACGACCGACCTGAAAGACGACTGTCCCGGCGGTTTCCCGCCCAACATTTGCGCCGACGTTTCTCCGCGCGATTATCGCGGCTACTGGACGTACCCTTTAGTCGGTTGCGGATTGTGGTGGACCGTCGGCAAATCGGTGGCCGTCAACACTAAACTCGGTCTGCTCTTGGCTCCCAAATCGGAACAGGGATTGGGTCTGGATTTCGATAAACTCATGGAATTGCGCACGCAAACCAACGCTTTCGAACAGAATTTGTTCCAACAAGTCAATCGAGTCATGCAAATCATTCGCGACGGTAGCGTACCCGCTAACGGCACCATGTGGCCGGCTATGACGTTGGACGTATTGAAACAGCACGGTTACAAGGGCGCTCAGATTGCCGATAGAACGCAAGCCTTCAGCGCCGCCAAAGATCTCGTAGCCTACTGGTACAAAGAAGGCTATACGGGTCTCGATTCCACTCCTCACGGTTTCAATTACAATTACTCGAAATATTTCCCGTTGGGTTGTCATTTTTCGTACGCGTCTCGTTTCGATCATTTGCTCACCTCGTACATGACGGTAGCCAAATTGGATTCCATTCAGTTTTTAGTGGAACCGCAAAACGTCAAAGTCGGTCTGCGTCCGGCCTACATGTTTGAAATTTTCAGCAAGAAACCTCGAACGGCTGATGCTATGGTCGGTTCGGCATTCCAAGATTTCAGTATCACGTCGTGTCGCGCGTGCTACAGTCTCGATCCGGGACCTCAAATCGAACAGTACATCAAGTACGGCTACTTGCCGGCATCGGCCGTCACCACCAAGAAACTCATCGATCCCGCCGTCTTTTTGGCTCGTGCCAGTGCCAAGAGTTTCACTCCGGCCGTGCTTTAAGTTTGCATCAGAAAGCCTCATCGCCTACAACATAAAGATAATGAGTACGCGTGTCGTTTTGAAACGCGTCGAAGACGAACAACGTCTACGCGATCGTTTTACGGTCGTTCTCGAAGACAAGACGACTCGCGTGTGTTTTGTCGACGGTGTTTGGCCGACGTTCAGTGTCCCTTTCTCGGCCGTACCGACGAGCGGCAACAATCGCTTGTATCGACCTTGTCTCTCGTTTCCCCGATTCACGGGCACGTTGCGTCCCGAACAGGTCAATATTCATCAAAATGCTCGCATCAAATTGGCCGAAACGCACGTTGTCATGATTAGCTGTTTTCCCGGTTTCGGGAAAACCATAACCACCCTGTCGTTGGTGTGCTCTCTTCGCTTGCCGGCCATCATCGTCTGTCATCGCGTCTGTTTGGTTCAACAATGGCGCGAATCGATCGCCACGTTTTGCAGCGGCGATGCTCTCGTCGTCGACTTGCCAGGCTACACGGGCACCGACTATCATTTTGGCATCATCAACATTGCCAACGTTCACAAATTAAACGACATCCCGGTCGATCACGTGCTCGTCACCGATGAAACCCACTTGTTGCTCAGCGAAAAACGCAGTTTGAATTTGTTGAAATTCTGTCCCAAACGATTCATCGGCTTGACGGCGACACCCTATCGTCCCGATGAACTGCACGTCTTGTTTAAATTTTTTTACGGTGAAAATTTCATCGTGAAAAAATTGTTCAAAAAACACGATATCTACACGGTGTACACGGGCATAGTGATGCTCGAGCGGCGCATTTACGGCAAACTCGACTGGAACTACATGTTGGAACAGCAAGCCACCAACGTGCAGCGTCATCGTTTACTGGTCGACATTATTCAAACGTTCCCCGCTGACCGCACGTGGCTCGTGCTCGTCAAACGCGTGGCTCACGGTGAAGCGTTGCGCGATTTACTTTTGACCGTGCGACCGTCGCGCGTCGTCAGCCTCCTCACGGGCAACGTGCACACGTACGACAAACAGTGCGACATTTTGATCGGCACCGTTGGCAAAATCGGGACGGGTTTCGATTTTCCCAAATTGGATTCCCTACTCGTCGCTGCCGACATGGTTCAATACTATATCCAATTTCTGGGCAGAGTCATGCGAACGAAAAACGTGCCCGTCGTCGTCGACGTGGTCGACCAGCACGCCATCATGAATTTGCACTACTTGTCTCGCAAAAAAGAATATCTCGAACACGGAGGGCGCATCATCAATGCCAACGAACGCGTTCGAGATTTAACCACCACCACTACTAACCCGTAGCGGCGGCGGCTTCGACGTCTCGCGAAACGATCGTCACGTGCAACGATTTACATTTCATGGGAAAGACGAAATGCTTCCTGAATTCGTCGACAAATTCGCTAAAAATAGTCAATCGAAGATCAAAGACGGTCGTCTGTTTGGTTCTATAGATGAAAGAATTGAGCGATTCCGTGTGATGCCTCAGTCGGCACATGTTGTGACTTTCGTTGACAAACACCCCGGGACCGATCAGTTTAGTTTTCTTGCAAAAATCGTATTTACATCGGGTAATATTGGTAAAATGATGCGCGAATTTACACAGATTATTGTAGACGCACGGTTTCTTTAGCAAATAGAGTCGACAGAGTTTCACGTTGACGACGCGTGACGGCACCGTCGGATGCCTCGTGTTCCATCGCTGAGGTATCGTGTACACTTGGACGTGATTGTTGAACATTTTATCGATATCGTCCGTCGACTCGAACAAATTATAGTGGATAGGTTTCGGAAATATATATCGTCTTTTTTTGGTTGTCATCTCGTCTGGATCGTCATCGTCGTCATCGCCACCGCTGCTGCTGCGATATTCGACAATGGCCGCGTCTCCATCGTAATCGAAATAGTCATCCAACTCTTCTTCGCTGCTGACGAGCAAGTCGTCTTCGGGTACCGCCGCGATTTCATCCGACATTTTTCTATTGTTCTTGACCAATTCTTTATCATCTTGAATTACACAACATTTTTTGAAAAATTAATTTGTCTTGTACAATTCTTTGACGCGTTGCAGCGTCTGTTCTTCTTTGCCCAGTCGACGATTGACGTGGTTGTGAAACGTGAACCAAAAGTAAAACAAATTGGCTTTGTTCAGACACGCCCATGTCAACGCTTCTCCTCCCATTTCACTCGTGTAGGTGTAGGCCAAATGTTGGGCTGCCGTCGTCGGCAACCAGATGTGAAACGTTTCGAGAAATTGACGCATGCGCGTCTGATCTGCAAACGTGGGTTGATCTCGATACGTCAACGCCGTCATGTGTAAAAAGAACCAGAATGGCGGTCCCCATCCCGCCACGCGCGTCGAATACATGTTTCTGGCTTGCATTAAACCGACGAGCGGTTTGTGAAGGCGTTGATTGACGGCGTTGTGAAAATGGACGTAAAACTCGAAAAGCGATTGACGCGACATGGTCGCTTGCAATAAATTGGATTTCGACACGTAGTCTCGAGCGTGTTGCTGACAATAGGGACAGGGTAACAAATTGGGCAACAAGATGAGAAAGTCAATGGCCGCTTTTACGTGAGGCGACGATGGTGTCGCCGGATAGGCCAGACTGCTCGTGTGTAAAAAGAACCAAAAAGAAGGTCCCCAATCGGTCGTCGATCTAAACGATGATCTGTTTGCGTTCATTTATTGGAGGTTATTAAACGTAGTCGTACATGACGTTCATTTGCGGCGCAAAACTGGCTCTACGATGGCGACGACTCGACCGACGCATGGTACGTCTCATGGTCGTGGCCGAAGCGCGACGTTTAGACTTTCGGCGTTTAGTTCGACGAGACTTTCTACGCGATTTCTTTGTCACTCTGGCCATGAAACACTTTCGTTTTCCATTGGCCCTAAAGCAAACTTTTCTCTTTCTAGTACGAGCTACCATTTTATTTAAATAAAATTAATAACGGCGGCGACGTTTGCTGGTCTTGCGACGTTTACTAGATTTGCGCGACTTTCTTTTTGAACGTCGCTTGGAGCGACGTTTGGACTTGCGAGATTTGCGACGAGCCTTGGCTGCCGCCGGTCCCAACAGGAAATCCGGTGGCGGTGGCAGCTCAGCCTCTATTGACGGTGTCAGAAATACTGACGGTGCGTCTTCCGCGAGATCTAGGGAGGGATCGTAATTTCTCGGTCCAAAATAGGTCGTCTTGGGGTACGGACGACGACGAGTGTACCTTCGTCTCGTCCTTCTTTTGGTAGTGACACGTTTATTGGACCCTCTTTTAAACCAATAACATCTCTTATAGTATCCTTTTCCTTTTCTAGATTTGACCATTATTATTTATTAATATCAATTGATTTTAAAATTGCTCACAAATTTTAATGTAGTTTGTGTGTACACACGATGAATGATTTAGAAAAGTTTGATTTCAATCTGGACGCTCGCGATGAGGACATGTGGTCGTTGCTGGCATTTGTCCAAGTGTACGACATCAAGAGTCTTCCGGTCGAAGTGTCGCAACAGTTGACGCGGTTCTATTGCGACAAAATTCGTCAGGTTTCGAAACAAACAGGTCGTGACGTCATGGACGACCATTTTCTCAATACGGTTCACTATTGCATTTGTCGTGGCTACGAATTTTTTCGTAACCTAACACCCTTCAAATTGCGCGTGTGTTTGGCGACGCGATCGCAAGTGAATGCCTACTGGCTCGAACGCATTGCTTCGTTGATGCAATTTCTATAAGTTCCAATATTTTTCATGGAATATTGGAACTATTTCTTAATATAAATCTTTGATTCGAATAAAGAAAAATGATGCAAACACTTCAATCGAATGCTTTCGAGACTCTTGTCGTAGAGTTCAAAAAATATCTGGCTTTACAGGTGCCGTCCGAGTTGGCCGTCGTCTTTCTGACGGGTAGCGACTGCAAGTATTGCGTGGAAATGCGAGAGGTCATTGATCGTGTCATGCCTCGCTATATAGGCAAAGTGCAATTTTTCACCGTCAATTTGAGCGAGAACAAGTCGGTCGTCTCGAAAGCCGAAGGTAGCGTCTATCAGGATGGCAGCGACGCTTCCATTCAACACGTACCCATCGTTATTTTCTATCGCAAACAAATGCCCATCGCTCGTTTCAAGGGTCAGTACAACGAACACGATTTCGCTCAGTTCATCGCGTCCGCGATCGAAGGTTCGGTCGCGGTTCCAGCTTACGCTCCGCCTCCGTCGTACGCGCCACCACCCGCCGCCGCCGCTGGGTATCCAGTAGAGCAGCCGGTTGCCGCCTCCGCTTATCAGCAGCAGCCGTACGCCTATCAACAGGCAACGCCGCAACAGTATCAGCAGCAGCAGCAGCATTATCAACCGACTGCGGCGACGGCACCGGCTAAACTTCAGCAATCGTACTACAACACTCCGTACCGTCAACCTCCTCTGCAGCAGCACCAACAAGATCTCTACAACAGACCGGGAGCAGCTGCCGCCGCCGCCGACAACGCGCCCAGCATCGAAAACTGTAGCGGACGTAAATTTTGCTATTCTACCTACGCAAATGCTTATAACAGTTGTTAAATAATTGTTTGATGTAGATAAAAATGGAGAAGCACATTGAATGGCTATCTCGCAAAAGCGATGTGTTGAAAATGTTTTTCATGATGATTCCCGTCGGCGACGCTTTCCATTTACCCGATTGCAGTTGGGCGTCAGAGACGCGAGGACCCGACACGTGCGTCTGTCAGCACATTATGTGGCGCGTTTACGGCGTTTTGACTAGCAGCAGCAGCAACGGCGGCGACGGCCCTCAGTCGCTCGTATAGCGCTTCCGTCACGTAATCTGGACAATCGACGTGCACGTGATCGACGTAGAAAACGACAGCGACAACGTCAAAGGTCACATGTCGTCACGCGAATTCTCTCAACCATTTCAATGTCGACTCCAAATAACGACTCGTGTACGCTTCTGTAAATGTTGCCGTTTCCTTGTACCATTCTTGATATGTTTTTATCCAATACATGAGTACCCCCTGTAAGTCTTTTGATTCCAATGTCGCGTGACACGCTTCGATGGGGACGATAGAGTCGTCGAGGTGAAACAAGTGCGTAAACAATTGGTTTTCGCGCAACGTCCGGACGCTTTTCCAGCGACCCACATCTCGCCATTGTCGTTCATTATCGCTACAGCTGCTGCTACCGCTGCTGCTACAATCGGAATTGTAACCCGAAGCTCCTCCTTCCGTTGTGGGCGGAGTTTCATCTTCGTCGCGTGGGTAGTCGGCGCATTGAGTCACTCGCGCTAGCAAATCAAAAAGACTGCGTTTGAATTGTCGATGGCGTCGAGCGTGTCGCAACCCGACTTCAAATTCCACGCCCCAATGCTGAAAATTCTTTTGCAGAATGTAAATGTCGTGGATGGGACAAAAGACCATAGGATTCATGTAGTGATGCGTTTGAGTCATGGGCGCGCGTAAACCTGTCACGCCCCGACAGTAGCTGAACCCGAAATCGATCATGATGGGACGATAGTCATCGTACGGCAATATGGTACGCGTGCCGTCGTTGAACGTGTACACGTGTTTACTTTGCGACGCTTTCACCATAAGAATGTTGTCGAAATGCAAGTCGTAATGGGTGAAATCGCAGATTTCTCTGGCCACTTTGAGCATGCAATAGAGATGCAAATAAATGAGCTCTTTTTCGCTCGTGTTCAGCTCGTCCATAGCGTCGTACAGAGTGAATTCGTGTTCGATAAACTCCATGACAATACACTGCGATTTCGCCGTTTCCTTATAGTCCAGCAGTCGAGGGAAAAAAGATTTCATTCTCTGGTCGCTGTTCAAGACGAGCATAACGTCGCGTTCGTGTTGCAAATTCACGTCCGGTAAGCTATTGGTCTTGTAAATGGCTTTCTTTTTTTTATATTTTCCCTCGTAGACGGTGCCGTAGTTTCCTTGTTTGGATAGTTTTTTCATCGTATATGTGTGTTTATGTGTCTCGGTTGATTCTTTTTAGGAGCCAAATAAATTTGATTCACCACGATTACCTGTAAATTTTACAGATATATTGAACGTCGAGCTAAAAGAACGTATTACCACAATAAAAATGACTGAAAAGATGGTTTCTCAAGAAAAGATGGTTCGTCAAGGAAAGTTGCACGTGCGTCAAAAGAAGCAGACGCGCAACGAGAGCATCAAGTCGTGCAAAGAGACACTGGAACGGCTCATCAACACCTATCAGATGGAGCCAGAGTTTGCTCACGATTTGGAAGAGTTTAGCAAGCTCTTTGCGTCCATGTTGAAAACGCTCGAAACGGTGAAAAAGACGCGCAACAATGCCAACACGGGATTGGGTAAGAGTCGACCCGTCACGGCCGCCACGCGCGCTTTCATCAAGCAAGTGTCTGGCGACGACAACGACAACGGGGCGTGTTCTCGTTCCGTTCTCACCAGTCTCATCAGCCGCTACGTCAAGGAAAAGCAACTTCAAACCCACGAACGCAAAACCTTGTTCCAATGCGACGAGGCGTTGTGTAGCATTCTCCAATGTACCGCCTCCATGTGCAACGATGCCAAGAAATTGGAAAAGTACTTGGAACTCGAGTGCATTCAAAACCGCGCCTACATGCAACAGTATATAATCGGCTTACTCGAGTCTGGTTCAACCATTGAGTTGGCGGACGAGCTGAAGTTGCGTGAAAACGATTTGATTTCCTGGACAGAATTACAGAAGATTTTGTTTTTAACTTTCGAAGATGAACAGCAAAGCAGCCCTAGCCAATAAATTTGCCGAGAAAGCCGGTTTGACCGATGCCAAATCGACCACCATCCCATCGTGTAAGTCCATCAACAAGCCGGCCGGACTTTTTATTGGCGAAGACAATTTGAAGTCTTCTGGATGGAAACCTGAACTGATGGCTGTTGGAAAACCTCATAAACTTGTAACTCGAAAACTCGACCCCATTACCAAAGGCTTTGAAGAAAAGCCAGGTATTCTTTTGGATGCTCCACGCCTTCTCATTTTACGTTCGTCACCGTTACTTTGTAAAAATCTTAACACTGGTTATGTTGATGGCTTGTGGAATGCTCCTCTGCACAAACCGGTATCTTATTTGAGATGTATGAGACGTCATTTAGTTTTGTTTGTCGATGAAAAAAATGAGCCGATGCACACTCGTCCCATTCAATTGAGTGCTATGGGACATTTTATGTATAACTTTGATAAAATGTATGAGAAATTTGTTGTCACCATGATGGCCCAGGAGAACTTGCCTTTTGGCGGTAAATTGGACGACACTACGGACAACAAACAGCTCTACTTTTCCAGCTTGTTTGTTTACGCTCCTATTTTCCAGTCGCAAGCCGTCGGCACGCCACCCAATTCGTCGATGGCGTGCATCACTACCGATTTCAAACCCAGCGTCATGATTGAAGCCAACGATGAGCACATGGAAGTTTTCCAAGCCGGAAAGAATTGGTGGAAAAAGGCCGTCAAAAGTTTGTCGTCACTGGAACCTTCTCCCACTCCAACCGTGGTCGACTCGAATTTCGGCGGCGGCGAGAACATTATCTACGAAGAAGAAGTCGACTTTTAATTTTCTTTGTGTTGGTAGTCACATGTAGTAGTGATGGTAGAAAAACAGTAGTTGGTAGTAGTTGGTAAACTTTCAATATTTTTCACATTTTAAATATTGAAAGTATATAACAATAAAATATGTCTGACGTGATAAAGTTGGAAAAATTGCCCAATTATGATTGTATTTTGCCCAACCAATACACGTATAAAGATCGAAAAGCTAGAGGTTCGAAAATTATCATTGTCGGCAAACCCGGTTCGGGTAAATCGACGTTGCTCAAATCGATTCTGAAAGCCAAAAGCGATATCATTAAAACGGGCATTGCCATGTCCGGCAGTGAAGGTGCCAATGAATTTTATAGGGAATTTTTCCCGCCACTTTTCGTCTACGAAGAGTACGACGATCAAGTGCTAGCCGACGCTTTGACACGTCAATCCAAGGTTATTAGCAACAAGGAATTGGCCGACGAAGACAAGTGGTTGGCCGTCATTTTAGACGATTGTGCAGATCAGCCTAGCGTTTTTAGACAGAAAATTCAGAAAACTTTGTTTAAAAACGGAAGTCATTTTAGAATGTTTTACATTATATGCATGCAATTCGCGTTGGACATGCCGTTGAACGTGCGCACGGCCGTCGACGGCGTCTTTCTCTTTCGCGAAACCAACTTGGAATCGCTCAAGCTCATGTACGTCAACTACGCCGCCATCGTGCCGTCGTTTGACTTGTTCAAACAACTCATGCTCCACTACACGGGCGACCATCAATGTCTCTTTTTGAACAACGCTCTCCAGTCCAACGATTGGAAACAGTGCGTCTACTATTGTAAAGCCGACGTGGTCGACGGTTCGTGGCGTTTCGGTTCTTTCGACCTGCACCAATGGAACAACGAACGATTCAATCCGTTGTGGGACGATCCAGAGTATCAAATGAATCAAGCACTCAAAGAGTTGCCTACTACTAATCGCTAAACATTTGCGTCCATATCGGTGTTCCGTCGCTTTTACGCACGGCGCCGACACCGATTCGTTTGTACGACGTGCCCAAAATATTGCTACGGTGACCCGGTGAATTCATCCATCCTCGCATGACGGCTTCGGGTGTCCCGTAGCCTGCGGCGATATTCTCTCCTATGGCTCCCCACGGGTAGCCGGCTTTACGAGCCCTATCTCCCGGAGTTTCGCCGCTGGGATTGTTATGATCGAAAAATCGTCGACTGTTCATGTCGGCGCTGTGCGCGCGGCTAATGTCGGCCAATTTGGAGTCAAACACCAGTTGAGCTAGACCGCGACTCGATCTTTCGGCGTTGGTGATTCTCGCCACTTGACCTTCCCATCCATCAGGAGCCGGTAGAGAAGGTTCAGCTGGTCGTCGCGGTCCCGAAGACGACGAATTCAACAAGATAAGCACCACTACAAAGAGTAGAAACCCACCAAAGACCAATAACATTTTTTGAGAATTTAACATTTTATCTCTATTAAAGGTAGATTATTGTAAAAAAAACTAGGCCGCCATGACGACAAACAGCAGCAGCAGCGTCTACATTATCGACGATTTGTTGGACGAAATCGACGTGTTGAATTTGTTGGCGGCCGTTTCGGACGAAAAGGAGAATTTCTTTCCAACGGGCACTGTGACCAACGCGGTCGACTATCGTCGATCGACCATGATGAATGTGACACCGGCTTTTATTCGACAACTGTTTCACCATAAAGTGATCTCTTTACTGCCCGAAATGTGCCGTCATTTATGGCATCCCGATTTCATCTTGGACGACTCGGCTTTCGAGTGTCAAGTGACTCGCAGCGGTCACGGTGATTTCTATTTGGAACACACGGACAATTGTACACCGTGCGAATTACGCGAACTCACCTACGTCTACTATTTTCACACCAATCAGTTCACCGGTGGAGAATTGGTCTTTATCGACGATGGCACTATTGTGAAACCGCTTCGAAACCGTCTCGTCGTTTTCGATTCGTCGCGCATGCATCAAGTGTTGCCCGTCACCGTGACGGGTGCCAACACGTTCGAAAACGGTCGTTTCACCGTCAACGGCTGGATCCGACGACGTGCCGACCCGTAAAAAAATTCAAAATAAGATGTGTGTTATTTTGAATTTTGTATATGCGTGTGCGTGTGTGCGTGTGTGTGTTTAATATCGCGTGGCGATAGTGACGTCGCCAACATTGTTGACCATTTCTCTGTAGAGTGGAATCATGCCGCTCGTTTGCATGACCATTTCGTTGTCGGGTGAAAATTCGGCTCCCGCGTTGATGTTGTGTCCACCGTACGTGGACTGGTATTTGAGCAAACCCAATTCGTTGGTGGTGTCGTTGTGTCGACCGCCCATCACCGTCATGGCTCCTTCGCGCAAATCAATGTGCGGCGTGACGGCCGGTTTGAACCAATTGTCGCCCGATAGAGGAGCGATAGGCAAATCGCCTCGAATGGGATCACCGAGAGAAAAGAGTCGGCTCATCTTGTTGGCGTAGACGGCGCGCGGGTAAATGACTGGCTGCAATTGACCGCTATGGCTCAAACCCAACGGGTTCATGGGATCCACGGCCAAGTATTGCGTGTCGGGTACGGGTCCTTGCAGAGCCGAAGTGTAGGGAACGTCGGCGACGCGCGGTGCCACGTTACTCGTCTGATTGGGAGGCACAGTGTAATTCAAGGTGAAATTGGTGGTGGGCGGTGCCAACATATCGCTAGCTTCAGCGCGACGCGGACGCACCAGCATGTCGCTGCTCATCATTCTTGCCGGTTGAGGCACCATCGATGCCGCCGGTTGTCTAGTGGTGTTGTAATCGAGCGTGGTCGTCATGGCTCGAGGAGGAGGCTCTTCGAATCGATACGACAAGGGCGGCATGAATGTTTCAATGAGGGACGGCGATTTTCTTTTCGTCCACGCGGCGCACAATCCGACAGCAATTAAAAGTGTCAATATAACTTGAATCATTTATTATTAACATCCACATGTTGTGAAATATTTTGCGAACGACTGAGCGCGTCTTTAGCGTCGAACGAGAAAATAGTAAAGGCCGATTCCTGCAGCCATAGCAGCGATGAAAAATCCTAGGCAAGCGTAATCCATATTTTATTATAACGTGGTTTTAATCAAATCATATCCTTGTTGAAAAAGTTTTATTTTCGTCTCATGATCCAACGAAATGATGGATTCCACTCCGCCTCCGTCGGCTTCGAATTCGTAGAGACGATGAATTTTCGAGCACGCTTCGAGACGCGACTTGTCGAGCAAACGACTCGGTACACTAAAGACAATGTCGACCAATTCTTTGAGACCCGGTGCCGGTGGCGGAAGTGTCGTCGGCAACGGTAACGTTCGCGGTCGAAAACATAGAGCCATGATTCGTTCGCTGAAATCAAAATCTTGAGCCACATCGACGGCCAAATTGTTGACGATGCCTCCATCCATGTAGACGTGCTGGGTTTCGACGCAGCGCGGCAACGTTCCCAACGGGATGGCGCAACTGAAGAGAACGGCGTTAATGACGCTATAGTCGGGTGTAGTGATGACGCTGAAAATCTCTTGTCGCCGCATCGTCACGTTGAAGGCAATGACAAAAAAAAACTTGCCAGTTTTTTTGAATAGTTGCTCGAACGTGACTTGAACATCGAGATAGGTGGGCATAACGGTGGGCAGTAGACTGTGCACGTACGGCGGCCGCGTGCTAAACTGGAAAATCTTTTTCAACGGCAACAGATCGTACTGTTGCGACGGCGTGTGACCGCACAGGAACAGCAAACAAATGATGCTACCGACGCTCGTACCGCAATACGTCGTGATGCGTTCCAAATGGCCGTGCTCTTTCAAGTAGTGCAAGCCGCCCAAATACTGGACGCCCTTGAATCCTCCGCCGCCGATGACGAGCGTGTCGCACAGCTCGGTTCTCTGACAATTTCCATTACCAATATCGAAATTGTAGTGATGGAAATGGCCCATAATTTATTTATATCGTGTGTGATAAATATATTATTTTTCTTGGAGTGAATTTTTTAAAGATAAAAATGAATAAGACTCCAATTTACAAAATTTTGCACAACGACAACACGGCAGATAGGCTGGACCGTTTGGAACGTTTGTTGGAACGCGTGCTCCAGCAACAGCAGCAGCGAATAATGCCAGCGGCGGCAACAATCGCTACACCCCCCACCATGTACGCTCCTTCGAATGTGGTCAAGAGCCAAGCGGATTGCGTCAAATGCGCGACGCGGGCCGCCACGTCGGAAAAGGTGCTCTATTTCGCTCTCGGCGGTGTTCTCGTTCTCCTCGTCACTTTGACGATTAAAAATATGAAAAATAACCGAGGCCAAAAGTACGGCAGATAACCTTAAAAAGTGGAAACATGTTTTGCGATTTCTGTATGTTTAGTAGCGCCAACGACGGGGAGTTTAAGAAACATTTTCGTCGCGCCCCCTGTCGCACGGCTCGATCGATTCTTTTCTGTTGCAAATTGTGCGACTATGTCGGCCACTCGATCAAAGACATCAAGAAGCACGCGTGCACTCGCGTTCGCTTCGAATTCAACGAAATGGAACGTTTGCGAACGGCGCAACTTTTGCCGACCCCTCATCAACTCGTCACCACCGTCGCCGAGCACGAATGGTACAAGATGGAACAACAATTGAAAGAAGTACGCGTCATCATGAACAATCCCAACTTGCAATTGACGCACGTGTCGCTGAGTAATCGCGAACAATTGTTGCTGGTGCCCGGTAAATTGCTCTACTCGCTGTGTCAGTACCGCAAATGGCTTCACGCCCCTCACGTCGGATTGCCCAATTTATCGGTGGAAAACATTTGTCAAGTGATTCGCAATCGTCGCTACGCCGATCGTTTTTTCGTTTTCCAAGTGCACGACGAATGCGATGTGCGTCACTATTTCAAACTCTTGTTCGCCAAAGCCGATGCCGCCTATTGGCCTTTTTGTGTCGACAATGCCACCATCACGCATTGGGTGTACAATTCGACGTGGTGTCCCTTTTCGAAAACGGTCGACGGTCAAGTGTACGTCAAACAGACGCGCGACGAGCTGTTGAACGCGCTCTACGAATCGCGCTACACCAATTGGCATTGGTCGCGAATGTCTCGCGGCGATTTCCATCGATTCGTGTGTCGCGAGTGGACGACGTTGCACTACAAGAACATCATAAAAATCGTGGGCAGTCTGGCCGATGTCATCAATCACCAGTGGACAGATTTGGAAGCGGAGCAGGGACGCGTTCGCGAAAAAATCGAGAAACTCTTTCCGACGCTTTTCGATTTTGTGAGTTTTTGGGACGCGGGCGTGGACGCGGTCGTCAATCGAGTTGAGCTCAACGATTTGACTCTTGACGACGTGGATCTGTACGAGTGTGTGGAACTGTCGTTGACGTTCGAAGAGGCCGTGTCTCGTTTTGTCGGCAAGAAAAAGCAACGCGGATGGCTGCCTTTGATGCGAGTTTTTCGCTCGAGCAATTGAATCGTCACTACGGTTGCTCGGCTCCCAATAAACGCGTCTTGTACGAAATGATTTTCGGTGTGCCCGTGACGGACGACGACGTTTGGAATCTCCCCGTTTTCGACGAGTACAAGAAAAAGGAACAAGAATTCGAAAAGTATATCGTGTCGCCTCACGATGTCGAAGAAGGTGTTCTCATTTGTCACAAGTGTAAATCGAAAAAAATCACGGCCTACAGTCGTCAGACGCGCAGTGGCGACGAACCGATGACCGTTTTTGCTAAATGTAGTATGTGTCAACATCAATGGGTTCAATAAATGAGAAGACCACAAGTCCTTTTTCTCGTCTTGTTATTTCTAACGATTGGTCTAGTTGTAGTCATTATTGCTAAGCAGCGACGACGCGTTCGCGAGTCGTACGTCATCAATTCACCTTCGGCCGTCTCGTTGTTGCATCGATTGAGTGAAGCCATGCGCGACATTTTAAGTAGTACTAGTAGTGGTGGTGGTGGTGGTGACTACTTGACGGCCATGTTGAACGGTCGCGACGTGTACAACGAGTTTACCATGGAGGAGGGTAGTCGATCGTACACGGAGAATAAGAAACGTATCGTCGTCTGTTTACGTAAAAACCCCAATGAATTCTATTCGTGGAACAGTTTAATGTACGTCCTGTGTCACGAGGTGGCGCACGTCATTTGCGACGAATTGCATCACACGGAGAAATTTAACGCCATCAACGCGGCGCTTTTAAAACGCGCTGAGACGTTGGGCTACTACGATCCACGAGTACCGTTCGAATCGAATTATTGTGGTTTATAGAATTATGATAAAGTATAGAATAAAAAGAAATATGGACGCCAAAGATGTTTACATTGTTCCCGTTTTCGGTGGCTACGGTACACCCAGCCAGGTGGCACCCGAACGATTGGTCAAGGGAGGCTACACGCGCATGACGGACGCCTACACGGGTAAAGATCAAGTGGTGACGTACGTGCGTCGCACTATTATTCCCGAATAAGCGGAAAAAAATTGCTAGCTAAATTGGATACAATTACCTAGTAAATAAACAGAGAAAAATATGGATATCGAATCCGGACACGAAGAAGTTTACAAGCCGTTGACGACTAAAAAGCATGCTCCGCCAGAGTCTCGAGCGTCGCGTCGCTACGCGCTCTTTCTAACGGCTACCAAAGTGCTCTGTTTGTTGATGGTGTTGAGTCTTTTGGGATACTACGTCTACGTGACGGTGACGATGGACGACGCGACCGCTCAGTTGGTACGCGACGTGAGTAAATT